TAATTGCGAAAATATTTTAAGCAAAACAGATTTAGCTCTCGGATACGCAACCGTTAATCAAATTATCATTGGCAAGGATGACATAACAGTACGTTGCGTTAATTGGTGTCAATAACCCCTAAACAAACACATAAACTAAAAAACATGGGAAAGACTAAATTGCATTCATTAGCCGCAAGTGCGGCAATAGTTTTATTAGTGGGTGTGTTATCAAGTTGCCAAACTAGTAATGTCGAAGAGAAAAATACCGAGATTGAAGTTAACGGCATCGATTTAAAAATTTATGTTATAGACAGTTGCGAATATATAGGTCTTGTACGTTTTCGAGGTTCAGACGTATTAACACACAAAGGCAACTGTAAGTTTTGTTATACCCGTCATAACCCCTAAACAAACACTTCACCCTCTATACTCTCAATCAAACTATCTATTATTTGGGATGTGATACTGAATGATGCTGCCATTGCGGCTATTCGCATGAAGACGTTAGATACACCACTTGCGGGAAGATTTGCGCGTAAACTTACTGGCTCGTTATTCTCGTTTTTAATCGGAACAAACACCACCGTACAGCGGCAATTACAAACAGAACCCGCGCTTCCATTTGGATCGCCAGGGAATGACATTGCATCAATTGTTTTCGTAGATGGAACTATAAACAATTCATTGAACCCTACTTGTTTTTTATTCATGTGTAGATGGTCGTATTGATTGCGCGGTATTCTTCTTGTTCGGTTATCCTGCGAGCTAACCCACATTTTATCTACTGCTATATCCATTTCAGCCGCGCTTAACATAGCACCAGCGTTAGCCGCTTTCAGGCTTTCAGTTCTTGCGATTAGCCTAGCCCTGTTCTTAGTTAAATCGGTGTTCTTTAATGCGCTGACTATTTTATTGATACCCCATCCACCCTCATTCGCTTGTTGCATTACAGAGGCTATTTGTCTTCTTGTTGTTTCTGTGATCGGAACCACCGCTTGTGCTAGTAAGTTTTGATTATAATATTCGTTAATCATCCACTTCAATTTGTCTGCGATATTATCGAATGTCTTAGTGCTTCTTTTTATCTGACTGCGAACAAACACCGCATTAGGTAACCCCGATTGCTCGTAAATAGCCCTGAGTGCTTTATTCAAGGGTTTAACCGGTAGACTCATTGGTGAATTGCCTTGCTTGTATTCCTTGATGAAATAATCTAATTGAGCGTTAATAGCTGCCTCAATCGGTGCAACATTATTACGTTCAACTTGTTTAATAAGTCTTATAAATCTACTGTTAGTAGCCACTAGGTGTGTTGTTTGGTTGCAATGGCTGACCGTTTAAAATATCTTCTAAAGTGGTCATTCCGTTACTGAGGATAATAGAATTTAATTGGTCTTCGTCATACCCATCTGTTGGCTCTTTCATTATCTCTAACTTTCTTCTGAGTGTCAAAGGCGCATCTTTTAACCAACCAACTTGAACGGCTTTATCTTCTTGTAATTCTTGAAATACCATTGGGTCAAAGTCTATTATATTCTTACTCCCGCCCCAATCCTTACAGAACTTTCTGTTGAACTGATCGCGAATTGAAGTGAGCATCGGTAAGGCGCATCGAACCGTCAATGCCTTTTCGCCATCCCTAGTATTGGAATATGTTTTATTATCGGGGTCGTTTAAGAGCTGTGACGGCACGCCGTAAATATTACATAACGCTCTTAAATCCATGTTCTCAGCGTTTAATAAATCCAAATCAACTGGGCTTAACCCTAACGGCACGTAGTCAACTTTTACGCTGCTTGTTTCTATCTGGTTAACATTTAAAGAACCCTGATTGCGCGCTAAAGTGCTTTTTAAATCCTTTGCTTCTTGCATTGAAAATAATGGGTCCGCTCTTTCGTCACTAACAAATAAAATACCCTTTGGACCGCCGTTCTGGTAATTACTTACCGCCGCTTGTTTGCCCTCGTTTGACCTAGTTAGTACTTTTGCCGCCGCTTGTAAAGGACTTAACCCGTAAAGCTGGTTACCAACTATATTCCAATTGGGGTTAAAATATTTATCGTGTAGGATTTCTTGCTTTGTAAATTGTTCAACAAACTGCATGTATAGCTGATAATTTAAAGGCTTTACGGGAAAGACTGAAAGGTCTGCCATGATCTGCATGTACTGAGAAGGTAAGACAAACAACTCATTAGGATTACCCATGTTTTTACCCATTGGGATAATCTTCGAATACACATAAGCGTTACCTGTGATTAATTTAAAAGTCGAATAAGCCTCTATAATATCGCCCCAACTATCATTTTCATTCGGGGTGTGTAGTAAATCGCTAATCTTTGTCTTTACAGGTACTAGCTTTAACGCCTTACTTCGCATATCCTCAACTGACTTCCAATCTGTAATTAAGTCGGCACGCTTCATGATAGCCGAATACTTTTTATATTCCTGTTCGTTTACGACTTGATACTCAGCCCACGGCGCTTGCTTTACTTTGTCAACAATAAGGCGAATAATCGAGTAAACAATATCATTACCTGAGTAGCCCGCTTTAACTTGGCTTTCACCGTTTTGACCTTGCCAAGTAATAGTCCCAGGGTTGTTTATTAATTTACCCTGCTCAACCAAAGGAATTACGGATGCAATAGGTCGGTTGTTAGTAGTAGGTAATGGAACTTTCTCTATCTTTTTCAGCTCGAATCCTAATATATTCATTTTGTTGACTTTGTACAAAGTTATTTAATAGTGCGGTAATCTTTTCAACCAACACTTTTCGCCTGTAATCGCACCTATTCCGCTCAAAGACGCACTTATTTGGCATGGGTAAAGCTTCTTCGACCATTGCATTTATTTCTTCTACCATGTTTCACGGGATTGAAAAAGTAGTTTAATTGAGAACTCAAACCACATGCGCATCATTAAAGTATCTGAGAAATCGGGTGAACGCCCTATCAATTCTTTTACTTTATCCTTTGGCATTATTGCCCTTTTGCCGTCTTTCTCCATGTTGTGTTGTTTGACCTGCTCTAGTTCTTGTATAATTAAATCCTTATGTTCCACTTTATCACAATCAATATAAATCTTGCTTTGGTTGATGTATTCGGCTAATTTATAATAACATTGACTTTTAAGGTTTATAAAATTGTCATCCTGAAAGGTAATAGGGTTAGGTAATGCCCTGCTATTATTTACAAACCCCTTACACCTAAGTATATCAACAACGCCGCCGCCAACGCCATCTTCATCCGCAATAACGCAAGAAGCTGGTATTGCAAACTTTAACTGCATATCTGAAACTATCTTTGCCACCTCTGTAACTGATTTGCCTTTGTATTGGGTCAATGATACCCTAAAGCCGCTCCACAAACCTATCACGGTGCTATCTGAGCCAAATCTAGCAACGTCAATGCTTATATATTTTGTTCCTTGATCTACAAATGTATTTCTAAAGCAATCAACAATTTTATCGTATTCAATTAATGTAGCTGGGTCATTATCATACTCCCAATTACCATAAAGTAATCTTTGCTTACTGTTTTCGTCTAAGGTTAAAAGGTTGTTTTTATAATGGATGCTTATATCGGGGTTATCATCAACAACTGCCTGTATAAACTTTCTATCCTTAGCCAAAGTTTCATCTTTAAAAGGCTTGTAGAATTGAGAATAAACCCAATTTTTTGATGGGTTGCAAGTCATAAGCATTTTGGGTAATAAGCCGTTTTCATCTAGCCTATACCTTATCCTACTTTTGCAAATGTTTTTTGCTTTTTCTGCAAGTTGGTTGCACTCATCAATAAAGGCTCCTGTAATCTCCAACGACCCTAAGCTGTCAAAGTTTGGATCGGATGGATATAGAAATAAGTCTTTAAGTATTATTATTGATTTATTAGGGAAAAGGATCTGCCCAGATTGCTGGTTGTAATTATAATGAAGACCCGCTTTTAGCCCCTGCATTTGACATACGGTAAAGAAAGATACTAAGGTCGTTTCTTTGAGTATTTTTAATTCTGCCCTCCCCATCAACCAACGTGTATCGGGATATTTGAGTGCCATTTTAAGCAGCCAGTAAGAACCTAGTATCGACTTACCGCCACCCGCCGCACCACCGTAAAGAAGCTCAGTAGTTGAATTGTCTTGAAGGTAATCAATTGCCTTAGTCTGTTTTAGGTTTAGTTTCATAGCTTTTTTCCTCGTTCCATGTTACATTGAAATCGCCGCTAAGATTGGCATTTACATTCTGTGTTGCCTTGCCGTCATATCTATCAAGCACCTCTTTTATTGCGTTTAAATCGCCCTTTACTGCCATTGTCGTGAGCCTGTTTATGATAGCTGTTAATTTATCAACCCCGTTGCTTTGCGTCTGCAACTCGGATGTAAGCACGTCTTTGAGCACCTTAGTTTTAGGCGCACCCTTTCGGTTTATATTCTGCGGGTTCTTGTCAAATCCAAACCCTTTTTTAAGATTGCCATTGTTTGCCATTCTCGGTTGTTTGTCGATTGTTACTTTTTAAAATTAAAGGAATATGTTATTCTGTTTTTACTACTTGCTTTGTCTGCTAAATCGGTTCTAAATTTAGTAACTCCAGTACCATATTTATTAAAACTAGCAAAACTACTTTTCATTCTTCCTACCCTAACTAAACTCCATTTATCGCTTCTACGCAATCCTCCAACAAAAGCGGGCGTTGTTGTTGTTAAATTCATATTCAACCCATCTTCAAAATAATGCTTTGAAACCTCATTTATAAATTTAATTCCTATTCCTATTCCTTGGTAGTCGGGTAGCACCACCATCCTATGAACACGCTTCCAGCCTTTGCGCATCGGAAACTGTATAATACCAGTATGACAAGCTAATTCGCCGTTAATTAACCCGACCCATTGTTCTGCTGTTATTTTTAACTTTGTGTCTAAATAGTGATACTTTTTAAATACCTCCCAAACTTGGTTTTTATTTGCATTCCCAACCCTAAAGATTTGAAGTTCGATGTCTGGTTTTTTGTACTCTCCAGCGCAAAAAAAAACCTCTGTTCATCAGTGTTATAAATCCAATCAGGCTCTAACCATTCTATAATGTCGGAATGACAAGCGACTGCAATAAACTTCTTATTTAATTTCTTAACCGCTTTTGATATTGCATAACTTCCTGTTTTTGCAACCTCTCGATTAACAACGCTTGTAAATTCATCAAATACAATTATTTCTTTTTCCTGCAAAATACAATTTGCTAAATCCACCCGCATTTTTTCGCCATTAGATAAAACACTATAAGGTTTTAGCCAACTTGGTGGCGACGCAAAACCTACGCTTGTAAAAGTTTTTGTTATTTCTTTTACGCTTTTTTCTTGCGGCATATCGTCAATAACAGTTTGAGAATTATAAACGTTTTCAGTAAAATAATTTTCTCCAAATACTTCTTTTGCTATTGTGGATTTTCCAGTTCCTGAACCGCCAACAATTAAACCAATATTCCAATCTTTGCCCTCAATATCAATATTGCCTTCAAAGTGTTCTTTGATTTTAGAAATATCTAAATCAAACATATTTAAAACACTAGAAACCCTGTAAGTTTCTAAAGGTTTACTTTCTTTTATAATGTTAAAACTCGGCATTTGTACCCATCTTTTATCATGTTATTAAATACTGTTTCCTGCTCTCTTTCTGAAATACATTCAATTATAACTTCGAACGTTTCTTTTAAATCATCGGATAAATTTTTGTGTTCTTTATCTGTAAATTCTTCATCGGTATCAAAATTAGGAATATCCAAACCCCACTCGGTTAGTTGTTCTGCATCCCAACTATTGGCAAGCGAATCCCAATCCCATGCACCCGTATTTGCATTTAATCTAATATTCAACTCCTTTTCGTCTGCTTCGTTTAAATCAACAATAACGCATTCAATTTCCTTATACCCTAGTTTTTTAAGCTCTCTAACTCTAAAATGGCCACCTACTATAAAGCCTGTTTGTTTATTAAAAATTATAGGCTCTACAACGCCAAACTTTTCAAGAGATGCTTTTAAATGAGCCTCTTGTTTTTCGGTTGATGTTCTCGGGTTATATGGTGCCGCCTTTAATTCTGATATTTTTTTAACCTGTATTATCATACCCCAAAGTTAATGAATGTTGGTTGTATAGGTTGGTAGTGGGGGTAGGCTAGTACCCCGTAAGGTTGGACTTCGATATTATTTACCGACATTAAAGCTGATAAATAAGACTG